ACAAATGTTTCTGCATCAGCAACTAGAGCGCCTGGATCAAAGTTATTAATCATATCCTGTACTTCATCAAACACTTTATCAATTACTTCTTCAATCTTTTCTTTAATTGCTTTAATTAATTTTTTGATTAATTCTTCTGCGGTTAGATCTTTAATACCATCATAACCTCTTTCAATTTTATCAGCTAGTGCTAACGCATCAGCTATAATACCATCAACCACTCCAATTAAATCAAAGAAAGCATCTACTGCTAAAAAGAATTTATCAAAGGCATCACAGAATCCACCTAAGATAGAAGTATTGAAATCATCCTTATAATACGCATCAAGGTTTCTTGCCAGTTTAGGCGCATCATTATCACTAATTAAATTAGCAGGTGTATAGTTATATTTTTGCATAAAGTCAGCAGTTTCAAGATTTGATATATCGCCTCGCTGCCATCTATCAGATAAATCAGGATAACTATCAAGACTGCCTATTCGTTGTCGAAGTAAACCATTTAAATAACCGGTCGCGTCATATATCTTGTTACCGTATTTGTTAACTGCTCTGCTTAACGGATTTGTTTCTGCGTCTTGAAGTATGCTATTCGCAATCTCCTGAGTCACAAGATCAATTTGTCCGAGAGTATATCTTCCTGCACCATCAATGGCTGGAATTTTATTAATTAATAAAGTATTCTGAGTTACTTGATCATTACCGTCTACGCATGCATCAACCATTATCTAAACCCTCTTCTTGTTAGAGATTTCGTTTGATCTTTCGCCGAATCATCTAATGCTGAAATATATCCACCAGAATATCCCATAGCAAAATAACCACGAGGTACAATCGAAGTTGACTTCTTAGGTGGTTCAGGCATCTTGGCTAAAGTCATTCCCCATGCTCCTAAACCAAGTGGTAAGAAGTCAGCGATAATTGCGGCAAACGCATTCACAGGATCTAATACTTTGGCAATAAATTCTGGACTATTACCTGTAGGATACGCCCAACCCGAAGTTAATCCTGGGAGAGGAGCAACAATCGGAGCTGAAACAGCAGGAGGTAATAAAGCAGGTACGGTTGGTATTGATACACTTACAACTGGTGTACGATAGGCTCCGTTATATGCAGCTCCTGTTGCCGTCATGAGTGGTGCACCTAAAGTAGTAAAGTCACCAGACGTTGCTGCTACCGTTGTTGCGACAACCGCAGGCGAATTAACAACACTGCTTGAAGTAATGATACCAGAGTTAATAGCAGTTGTATTAAATACTCCTGTATGAGAAGTTGAGACTGAAGCAATTTGCATGGTAGGTGTTGTTAAACTCCAACCTGGTGTTGGTACAGCAGTTCCTGTTAACGGAGTAGGTGGTATTAAACCACTTGCTAAACTGATTATGTTTGAAGCTGTATTATGTATATCACCTGGAGTTGATAACTTAATTGCTTTTGTTGAGAATACATCGTAAGTATTTAATGCAGTAGCTTTAATATTTTTGGCAACAAAGTTTAATTGATTTCTTGCTTCAAATTGTATTTCCTTTTTCGCAAACAGAGTCATAATACCTGCATTGGCTTCAACCTTAACTTCTGCTCCTCTTATATTAACTTGATCACTTCCGTTAATATTTAATGAAGCACCCGAAGCAATTTCAGTATGACCATGTACAAGTAATTTATAATCACCTTCTATTTCTTCTGTCTTATTTCCTTTAACATAAACATGAGCGTTACCATTAACTGTAACTACACTATGTCCTGATGATTCATGTTTTGTTCCGATATTAATTTCATAACGATCTGCAGCAGCTCTTTCAGAAACTGTACCTTTTGAATCTATTTGGATATATGCACCACTATCGTGATGAATCATAATTCTTTCTGCACCAGGAGAATCATCTAATTCAATACTATGTCTTCCTGATTTAATTACTCTATTAAATGGATATTTAGCTGCGTAAGCTGGAGGAGGTTCAGACCACGTTTCATCCATATCAGCAATCTTTTGATCATGTGTACGATTGGCTGCTTGTTGTAATAGATAAGTTTCATTTAACAATTCACCACGAGCTAATCTATCTGGTCCGCCGCCCGCGTTAAAATCATTTGGGTTATAACCTCTTGCTAGCAGATCGCCATTCTTTTCAGGAATAACACCTTCACCGTCTTTGGTTGGATCCGATACTGTATTATACATACCAGGTAATAAACCTAATATGATTGGATGTTGAGCCATCTTACCATCTAAGAACATTCCGTATACATAAGATCCTAATGATGGGGGTGGATTGTTTGGATCGTAATTACCTGCAGCACACATTGCCCACGGCAAATCGGTTGTCGCAATTTCTTCATTTGTTCCGTGCACGCCAAACGCGCGAACTCTTACTCGACCTTCGTGAGTTTCATCGTTATTACCTTCAACCATACCGATGAAGAAGAACGGATTACTTATTCCTGAACCATCAATCATATATCACCTTTCTGCCAACCATATTTTATTGCTTCCACCTGAGTCTTCAGAGTGTTTTGGTCCATCGAGTGGTCAACGGCAGCAATTAAATATTTACCACTCAATCTTTCGTTTTGTTTATTCTCTAACGCAATGTTAGGTTCTTGTGTAATTAGATTAATCACATCGCCTGGTACTAAATCTATCCTACCTTCAATACCCAAAGAAACCGTTGAATTATTTAAATGGTAATTATAAGCAACTCTGTTTTGAATAATCTCAACCATGTTTTGTGGTGTACGAAGTACTTGGCCTGGTATTGAAGTAACTCCATCAGGTTGCCAATCACGGTACACAACAAATTGTTTTGCATTTTTATTTTCATCCTTAAACGTTTCAGTAATAAACTTATCTGAATGTACTGCACCAACGTTTGATGTTCTTGGTTGTCCTGTCATACTAATGTATTTCTTTTTTGCTTTTTGATAATCAAAGTTATAAGAAGTACGCGTATGATTCACGAAATCAATTTCCATTACCGTATTCTTATAAGCACCACTATCGAGGTCAGCTCCTGTATCAACATGATTTGAATTTTCAAAAGATACAACGTTTCTTACCATTATGTCAGCATACTGCGATGCATCTTGTTCTGAAAAGCTTAAATAGTAAAAGTCTTTAATCTTACTTTCATTCTTTATTGCTCTTTTTAATAACCATTCGTCAGTTACCCAATAGTAACCATCAAAAGTTTCAAAGAAACGATACATGTTTGATGGGGATTGCGCTCCTGCTTTTGATTTACTTGCCAAAAAGTTCATTGCTTGGGATGGAGTATAATCAGGAATGATCGTTCTCATCTGACCATCGGATTCTTCGATATAAAACGCTCTACCTTTATTTGAACTTAACTGTAAACTTTCAGAGTTATCAGGCATTTCACCCGTTGACGTTGCTAGTGTCAATTCTTTACCTTGATTGAAATACTTTTTAAATAATTGCTTTGCGGCATGGGATCCTGATTTGTTTGTAAACGCAGTGATCACGTTTTGTATTGCTGCTCTAAAGGTTGTTCTACTTATAAAATGTAATGTATAGAAATAACCATCACCTAAATCGTTTTTACTTAAACCATCAATTTTAATTATTTGGCCTTTAATATTTAATTCTGTTTGAAGATCATGTCCTTTAATTATTAATTCTAATTCTTCTTCTGCTCTTAATGGGAAATCATGTAACGTTCCAACTTGGTCTAAGACCTTAAGCGTTCCAGAAAAAGAAGAGCTATAGATTGACTGCGTTAGATTAAATCCATATATTAAAGCAGTAATAGAAGCGTCTCTATTGTCCGCCGATTTAATCATCGCGCTTTCTATAGTACATTGAGAAGGATTAAAAGATTCAGACATTATTCAGTACTTACCGAGTTTTTAAATTCACGTGATAGTTGACCTAAGAACGAGTTATCGAATAAAAAGATTTCTTTTTTGTTATCATTGATTTGCTCTTCATATTCAAAGATACGATAAGGAACCCAATCTTCAGGAATGATTCTTTTAATGATTATCTTCTGTCCGCGTTCTGTACGCATAATCACGCGATCTTCTTTGCGAAGATAAATTGTTCGGAAAGATTCCGGTGCTAAGATTAAATTATCGACTGCCATTTGTTATTTCCTAAACTGTTTTAATATAATATATAATGTTTTCATCAATAGATTCATCTTTTATCCAATCAAGAACATCTTCTCCAATTCTACCAGACTGCTCTTGATATTTATCGACCATATAGTCATTAAACGTTTGAGCATTCATTGGCCATTCGTAATAAGGATCTATGATATTGTTTGCCATATACACTAACCAAATGTAATCAACAGAACCATAATACGATAACGCAATATCTTCTGCTCTCTCACCTTCAGTAACTGTATAAGAATAATAAAGATAAGGGTTATTCGCGACTGCTCTTACAAACGAAGGTCGCCGAGATATATCTCTAATCTTTCTACCTTGGTATTCTATAACTGGAAAATGTTCAAAATATTTGGTTGCCATTATAGGTCGTCTCCTTCATAATCTCCGGCCGTTTGTATTTCTAGTTCCTTAAAGCTCATAGAAAGTTTAATACCTTGAGGTACACCACCTTCAGCAATAACAATTTCACCACTTGCTCCATAGTCAACATTAAAACTATCGACCATACATGGTTTAAATCTAAGGAAGTATGATTCATCAATACCCAATAGATTAATACTAACAACCGCAGGATATTCTAAAAAGGCTCGAGCTAATGTGTTACCTGAAAGAGTTGTTGCTTCAGCAGCTACACCCTTACCGCCAGTTACATCTTGTATTCCTGGTAATATGTTTCTTTTTATTGATCTTATGATTTTTTTAATATCTTCGGCTTCCTTTCCGCTTTCAGGATATAGTGTCCAATCAAATGAGAAGGTTCTTAGGTTCACTCCTTCAAAAGAAAGCGTTGCCTGTGGGTTAATTGCAGTTCCTCTCGAAGCCCCCATCGCTTTACCTAATCCTGGGGAAAAACTATTTAAAGCATTACTTGCCATGAACGACGCTATCCTAGAAGCTTGACCTGCTGCTTTTCCTTGCGCGGCATTTTTAGCTTTATCTCCGAACACTGTGTCAATTGCACCTTTCATGCCAGCTTCGCCCAATGCCATCAGTTCTTTACCAATGTCACTAAAGCTGCCTTCAAATGCAGGAGCCAACGTATCAGCAATAAACGATTCTAAGAAAGTTCTTTCAAACCCATTTACCTGAAGACCAGTTGCGTCTGTTAATGTACTAGGCATTGGAAGTTCAACAGCCAACAAACCAGTTTCTTCAGCACTTGTAAATTGAGACTTTTTACCTTTCTTATTACCTTCCGCGCCTGTACCTAGTATTAAGCCTGAATAATCATACTTTTTAAATATTAATTGAATGCCGTGTGGAAACCCGCTCTCAGGAAAGAATAGTCGTTCATCTCCGCCAGGCGACTTAGTTCTATTTGTATTTGGTCTTGCCATTGTTTATTTCCTTTGCTGTCTCCGTCTAATTCTAATAAATATGTATACGGGTAATGTAATTATTTATAATAAAAATCGGAAAGTATATTATGTCATATAAAGGTAAATTTAGACCAAAAAATCCGCCCAAGTATAAAGGTGACCCTACAAAAATTATTTATAGGTCTTTGTGGGAGTTCAAGGTATTTAAATGGATGGATTCTCACCCAGATGTAATATGGTGGCAATCCGAAGAAGTGATTGTTCCATATAGATCACCGATTGACGGAAAGATACATAGATATTATCCAGATGTAGTTGTACATAAAAGAGACGGTGCAGGGCAACCTCAAACAATTATGATTGAGATTAAACCAAGTAGTCAATGTAGACCGCCTGATATTAAAAATAAGAACAAGACAAAGACAGGTAGAGTATCAAGAAGATATTTAAATGAAGTTAAGAC